TCTAAGTCTAAATTTACATGACACTCAAGTAGGGTATACATTGATTCTTGTTTACCAACTTTTTTAGTGCCATCTAACTCTCGCTCTTTTTTTTCAACATCATTTTTTTCTACAGTGCCTGGTGGCGATAATTCTATATCTCTGTAGAAACCATTAACTTGCTGTTTTCGTAATTCGTTTTCTGACATTTTTACAACGTGTATGACAGACTCTGCATCATCTAAACTAGTTGCTGTGTATGGCACAACTAATTCATCTGCAGGTACAAATTTAGATACAACTCTACCTAGTGGTACATCATAGTAAACTTTTTTAAATGTGGAACCTGCAAGTGGTAAATGAAATAACATAGAATCAAACTCTTCTTCGTATTCTTTCATCTGATCCATGATTAAATAATTCATATAATCTTTCACACGTTGTGCTTGTTGCTCAACTGGTGGTGATGATGCTCCTATAATCTGTGTTCTGACTGGACCATCACTTGGTAATAATTCTTTGTATGCTTGTGCTTGAAACTGTGTAACTGCTTCTGCTAATACTGGGTGTGTTGCACCACTAGCCCCTTGAAATGGTTCTGTTCTGTTTTCATATTTAAATCCTAAAAGATCTAGACCTTGAGTGTAAGATTGTTCCCAATCTTTTCTTGATGATTTGTAGTCCATGTAGTTTTGCACCATGTCATTACCCACTGGATCTAAAACATCGTCTGGTAAAATATCTGCTAAGTTGTCAAAATGATTTTCTGTTCCAGGTATGTTGATTGCACCTGGTTCAAAGTCTATTGTAGCTCCACCGTCTTCTTCTGGTGTAACTTCTATCGGACCTTTTTCTGGTGTCTCCTCTTGAACACTAACATCTTGTAACTCTTCCTCTGAAGGAATGTCAATCTCAGTTCTAGTGTTAGGGAGCCCTTTATCTATTTCTGCCATTTAATACTCCTATATTTTATTACCACGTTTTAGTAGTCCTGACAACCCTTGTGAGTCTGGGTTCATGGATTCTAGCATAGCACCTGATGGATCGCCTGCTTCTTTAGCAATACCACCACCTGCAAATTGTGTGCCACGAAAACTAGGTAACTCCATTAATTGTTCTAATTCAGCTGGTTTAACAAACTGTTTTTCATAAAATTCTTGTAACAATTCTCTATCTTCTGGAATAACTTTTGTTGCTTTTAAAAAATTATCTACTTGTTCTTTTGAAGCAATATCAGGTTTAAAATTTTCATACGTTATTGGAGATAGGTCCATTTTAAAATCTCTTTGCATAACTCTAGGTCCAACTCTTGTGCCTGGACGATCGATCACTCTACCCTTTAATGGTGTTCCTACTTTTAAAAACGGGTTTACTTCGAGTGCCTTTTTAAAAAAACCTCTTATGGGACCAGCTGATTTAGCCATTTGTATTGCATCTATTTCATCTACAGCTTTTTCATAATCAAATCTTCCTGCATCAGAACTTTGCGTAATTTTATTTTTTAAATCTTTTTGCATTTTAAAATATTTATCTGAACCAGGTAATTTTTTTGCAATCGCTGATTGAACAGGGCCTAGTTGATTTTTTTGAAATGTATCATAGTCTATGATATTTTGAGCATATTGTTTTGCTGCTGGAGATATCTGCACATTTGATTCTAATAAATTTTTTGCTCTAGCTACATTTGCGTCTAAATTTAAAATATCACCCACTAAACTTTCTGCTGTTGCAACGTTTAAAGGCTGACCTTTTCTTATAACACCATCTCCAATGTACGCTGTTTCAAAAGCCAGAGCACCATACAAAGCAGGTTTACCAATTAAATTTTCTGCTTTTAATAATTCTTTTGGACTTAAATTTTGTTTTAAAAAATTACCTGTTCCAACAATAATTCTTTTTATTAAACTTGTTCTTGCGTTAGGTTCTGTTCCAATACCTTTTTTAAGTTCCTCTGTCATATAATTTCTAGCTTTTGTAAGACAAACATCTGTTCCAGATTTAAAACCAATACGACCTCCACTAGCCGATGCTTTTCTACAATCAGGATCTACTTGTGCCGCTAATTTTAATAAAAGATTTTTTACAGCTCTATCTTGTTTAATTAAATCAGGGCTAGTTATTTTTTCAAGAGTTGAAATAACTTTTGTTGGTTTGTCTTTTCTTTCTAATAAATCTGTTAAATTAGTTTTAATATCATCTGATAAATTTTTAGCAATATTTTCTCTAATACTTATGTTATCGATAAACTCTCCTAATAAATCTTTTTTAGGGTCATCTAATCTTAACGTTCCAAAATCTTCAACGCCCTCTAGTCTAATTTTACCTAGAGATGATTTACCACCTGTTAACTGTGACCAAGTATTTTCTAATTTAGTTTGTCTATTTAACAATCTTCTAAATTCTGCATTATTGCCAGAAGTTCTAGCATCGTTCATGGCTAATAAATTTTTATTTGATTGAATATCAAACCTAGATTTTAAATTATTAATATCTTGTGCAATTGGTGTTATGTTTAAAAATTCATTAAAGTTTTGATTTTTTAAAGCAACATACGCTGCTGGGTGATCATAGTTTACTTGCACACCTGGAAATTTATCTTGAACTTGTTTTAAAAGAGCATCAAATTGGTCTATTTTATTAAAAACATCCGCCTGTATTTTTGGATCAGGAATTTCGTTGTATATTAAATATTTTAAAGTTCTGTTCCACTCGTTGTCTAAAGTTTCCGAAGCTTCTAAATTATTAACTAAATTTGAAATTAAATTTTCTTTTCCTTTTAAAAAATTTGGTTTTTGTTGTCTAACAATCGCATTAGTTAATAGTCTATTTATTTCACTTCTAACTCTGTTTGGAGTTATCTCTAATTCTTTAGTGAGTTGATCCATTTCTACAGGACCTTTTGTAAGCATATTAAAAATTTTTTCTTGAGTTTTGGTTTTGTTTAACGATGCAGCAGTATTTCCATCAAACAATTCTAATTCATAATCACTAAATATTTTAGTTTTTGTAGAGCCTTTTTGTGTTGTAGGGTCTATGTATTGATAATAAGATTTTGCACTTTTACTATCTAACACATCAGTGTTTGCTGGAAAAAGAGATTTAGGAACTTCTTGACCTGGCCTTGCAAACATTTCTTTTATTCTATTAATAACATTTTTAGATAAGTCACCCTTACTAAAAGGATCTCCTTTTTCAGCTAATTTATCATATTCTTGTCTAAACAAAGTTTCATAAACAGTGTCTAAAGTTTTTGAAGCAGGACCTTTACCAGGTATTTTTTTACCTTCATAAGCTTGATCCACTATTTCATCTACACTTAAACCACCTGGAACTTCACCTCTTTTAATACGAAGTTTATTATTAAACTCCTCCATATAAAGTCTACCTTTAATATTTTCTGGAAGTTCTCTCCATTCATCTAACGTATACCCATATCTTTCAGCAACAGCTTTTATTCTATCATCAGATGTTTGATATTCATTTTTAAAAAATTCAAAAAATTTTGGATCATTTAATGTTTCTAAACCTTTAGTATTTAATTTTTTTCTTCTAAAATCAACTTGAGCATTATCTATTTTTTTCTTAAAATCACTATCCAAACCTAAAACTTCGTTGTTAGGCCCTATTTCAATATCAACATTTAAATTGTCTTTAAATAATTTTACTCTTTTTTCTTTTTTATCTAATGCTAAAGTTGCTCGTTCTTTTTTAGTTAAGTTACCTTTAGAAATATTTTCTTTTGCTCTTTGTTTCATTAACTCAGAGGTTCTATAAGTTGCTTTTTTTAATATTGGATATTTC